AGCGCGGAGTGAGTATTTACGGCGTAGAGGATATTAATACACCAATCGTTCACAACTATTTGTTGGTAACTGACGTTTCTCGGTTCGTGCTTCTTTTTGGAACAAACGAGTTTCAAAGCACTGTTCTTGATCCTATGCTTATTCGCTGGAGTGATCAGGAAAGCCCCTTTGTTTGGGAACCGCTGGCCACGAACCAAGCGGGTAGTTTGCGCTTGTCACTAGGCTCAGAGATTGTTACTGCGGTACAGACTCGTCAAGAGATTGTAGTGATCACGGATCAAGCGGTGTATTCACTGCAATACCTTGGCCCTCCGTTTGTGTTTGGTGCGCAGCCTTTGGGCGACAACATTTCCATCATTGGACCTAACGCTGCAATTGTTGCGTCTGGTGTTGTGTATTGGATGGGCGTAGACAAGTTTTATGCTTACGATGGTCGGGTGCAAACACTTAATTGTGATTTGCGCAGGTACATTTACAACGACATTAATTTAGAGCAGAACCAGCAAGTGTTTGCTGGGACCAACGAAGGTTTTAACGAGATCTGGTGGTATTACTGCTCTGAGTCAAGCACCGCAATTGACAAGTATGTAATTTATAACTATGAAGAAAAGTCGTGGTATTTTGGCACGTTAGCGCGGACCGCGTGGCTTGATGCAAGTTTGTTGAACAGTCCCATAGCGGCCACGTATAACAAAAAACTTGTGTTGCATGAGGTGGGTGTAGATGACAATGAGACGGGAACGCCTGCAGCGATAACGGCGTATATTTCTTCATCTGAGTTTGACATTGAAGATGGCCACAACTTTGCAGAAGTTTGGCGCATGTTGCCTGACTTGACGTTTGATGGATCTACTGAAAACTCTTCTCCTGAGTTACAGATTACTTTGTTTGGCTTAAGCAACTCCGGTTCTGGGGTCACGGCTCAAAAGAATGCAACGGTGGTCAAGGGCTCGACGTTTGTGGTTACGGAAGAGTTTACGGGGCAGATAAATACGCGCGTGCGCGGAAGGCAGATGATCCTGAGGAGCGAGTCCTCTAAGTTGGGGACGACATGGCAGTTAGGGGCTACGCGACTGGACATCCGCAAAGACGGGAGACGCTAGATGGCGGAACTTAATGTTAGCCCACCTAACTTACCCTTGGCCCCTGAGGAATATGAGCGCAGATATCAGGATCAATTAAACAATATACTTCGTTTGTTTTTTGCTCAGCTTAACAATCCGGGGGACATGGGCGGTGCAACATTAAATTTAAATATAGCAACGCTGCCCACGGATGCTGATTTACCTGCTCTTCGTGTAGGCGATGTTTACAGAGACACACAGGATGGCGTTCAGGCAACAAGTCAGATGCTTCGGATTAAAGTCCCAGTTTTTTTATCGGGTGTACAAGGTACAGGATCGGTTGGATCAGTTGGACCCGTTGGCGGCACGATAACTCTTGGCCTCACAGGTGTCAGTAGTACTGGCGCAGTAGGCACAGTTACTGCCATAATATAGGTATAAGTTTAAGGAATTAACATGGCCACAGCAGCACCCCAAACCGCAATGGAAATGCCTCAAGAGGCCGCACCTAATCCTTTTTCTGACCCCAAGACAATTGCCGTCTATGACCAGATGCGTCAAACGGTGTCGCCAAAGGAGTTTGGTGATGAGATGTTGGCGGGTGCTGCGCAAACGGCCCCTGAAGATGTTGCAGCGTTTAGATCTGCGCTAGAGCAGATTGAACTGCCTCCCGAAGCGCTTGACTTGCTCAACAACATGGTTGATGAGATTTTGGCCAATCCTGACAAGTATGAAGAGCTTCGTGCCAAGTACAAGGAAATGGGCGCGCCTGACGAAATCTTGCCAGAGCAGTTTGATGCAGAATTCTTTTCTGCTTTAAACATGGCCGTGGATCAGATGATTGGCGAACCTGCCGGGGTACAAGCGTTTGCCCAAGGCGGTATTGCCGAACTTAAACCAATTGCTAAGGCGATTGCCAGTTATGGCCGTAATGGCGATACCATGTTGGCCCACATTACGCCTGCCGAAGCACGCATGCTGCGCCGTAGAGGGGGTAGCGGCACAATTAATCCCAAAACGGGACTACCCGAATACTTTGGTCTTCTTAAAGTACTTAGCAAATCTCTCAAGGCTATTGGTAAGGCCGTTAAAAGCTTTGCAAAGAGCACCGTGGGCAAGATTGTTCTTACTGTGGCGCTGGGTTACTTTTTAGGCCCTGCTGCAGCGTCTATGCTAAGCGTATCGTCCGTTGCGGGCGTTGCAGCGGTTAGCGGTTTTGTGGGCGCTGCTGGTTCTACTATGCTTGCTGGCGGTAATTTAAAAGATGCTTTAAAAGCCGGTGCAATTGGTGGTTTGACTGCCGGTGCAACAGCCGGCATTTCAGGTGCTGTAAGTGGCACCGATGCTTTTGCTTCTGGCAGTTATACAGGCCCCACAACAATTTCCGGACAGGTGGACAAATTTACTGGGGCGCTTAAGCCCCCTCCTTTCCCTGAATACACGGCTCAGGGAGCATTGACGGATAACGCTACGGCAAACGCAGCCCGTGAGGCATATGCTGGGGAGTTGTATAAGACCAATCCTGAAGCATTTTATAACCCTGCTTCAACACCTACCGCACCGTTGCCCGGCCAACCGGGTAGTGATGTCCTAATCGGTGGAAAGCCTGCCATTCCCCCAGCCCCGTTGCCCGGGCAGCCGGGCAGTAATGTCCTAATCGGTGGAAAGCCTGCTATTCCTACAAACTTGTCTAATCCTGACTTTGCCCCTGTAAGTGGTGCAGGGTCCGGGGCTCCCGGCACTAGCATGTTTGGCAGTAACCCTAGTGTGCAATTTGATACAAATACACTTCCTACATTTAATACCGCTGCTCCTGTAACGACAATACCGTCTGCTTCTGTAACAACATTGCCTGCAGGCAATGCCGGGGCATACCAGCCCCGTACCATTGGAGAATCTTTTTCTAAAATGGGAGAAGGACTGGGTATGGGCGACGGTCCTGCCAGCTTTGATACATTTAAAGAAGGCGCTACCAACCTGTTTTCTCCCGGTCCAACGTCCGAGCAGGTAACTGCACGGGCTAAAGACATTTTAGGTGCTGACACAACAGGAAAAATGACTTATGCCGATGCTCTAAAAGCGGCAAATGCAGAAGGTCCCGGATTCATGCGTACCTACGGTCCTGCTACCGTTGCGGGCCTTGGTGCAATAGGTTTGGCTGGTGGTTTTACGCCCTCCAATCCTGACCCATCTACCCTGAAGCCTGAATTAATGAAGCCTGTGACTCAACGTATTGCTGAGGGCGGAAACCAAAAGGCGTTTTATGTTCAAAACTTACCCGGAGTTAAATATGACGAATATGGCGCACCTGTTTTTGGCCAATATAATCCTTTGCCTACTTTTGACACAGGTTTAGGTATTGCTTCTCTTGCACCTAGAGGCGTCGCTGACGGCGGCTTTATTGAAGTTGGTTATTCCGAAGGTGGCGCTGTAACAGCGGAAGAAAAAGCAGCAGCAGAGGCTAAAGCAGCAGAGGCTAAAGCAGCGGCTGCTGCTTTAGCAATAAAACAAGCAGCAGATCGTAAAGCAGTAGCCGACGCAGAAGCCGCAGAAAAAGCAGCCGGCTTTGGAAATGCTTATAAAAATATCAATGCCGGTTTGTCTTACGACGTTCCAGCAGGTATTGCAGCCACTTCCATAGCTGCACGTCAAACGGCGTTTGCGCCCACAATGAATAGGGCTACGCAAGCACAAACTGCAGATGCTGCAACATTAGCTCGGCCGTACACACCTAGAGTTGTAGCTCAGCCCTACAACATTACAAGTGGTTATAACAATCTGATGGCCCCTGCTTTTGATAGAAAACTTATCAACATGAGTGGTATTGCTTCTTTAGCCGCGGGCGGTTATCCTAGGAAAACTGGTCAAATCAATGGCCCGGGGACCGCGACCTCTGATTCAATCCCTGCAATGTTGTCTGACGGCGAATTTGTAATGACGGCAAAAGCTGTCCGTGGCGCAGGAAAAGGCGACCGCCGAGCAGGAGCAAAACGCATGTATGCTCTTATGAATCAACTTGAAAAAAACGCGGCACGGGGTTAAAACATGGCAAACGAAATTCAAGAACAAATAGTCCGAGAAGCGTCGGACATTGAGCAGCGCAAAGTTGCGCTAATGGATTCTGCCAAGGCGCAGATAGATGCAGCCAATGCTGCTGCGTTAAGCGGCAATTACCTTACCCCTAATTACAAAGTAGCGGGCATGAGCCCTGACCAGCTAAATGCGCTGGACTTGGGTCGTCAGGGTATTGGTGCTTATCAGCCGTACATGCAGGCAGCCACTACTCAATATGATAGGGCTGGTAATACTGTACAGCAAGGCGTTGATACGCTTTTAGGCGCAGACACGCGTAATCAATTTACAGGCGCGCAAGCTGCAATGAATCGTGCAGCGCTTCCTATTGAACAAATGGGTCAAAGCGCTCAGTTGGCAACACAAGGTGTTCCGCTGATTGGACAAGGGGCGCAAGGTCTTACTGCTGCTCAGCAACAGGCCAATCAGTACGCTCAAGCAAACATGACGGGTTCTCTGTCTGCATTGAACCAAGGAATTGCTTCTTTGGGTGGTGCGGCGCAGATGTACAACCCAACGGGTGTTCAGAATTTTATGAACCCCTATCAACAGCAAGTAATCGACGAATCTATTCGTCAGATTGATCGCCAAGGGGACATCTTTCGCCAGAATCTGCAGGCTCAAGCCACGCGCGCCGGGGCTTTTGGTGGCAGCCGTGAGGGCGTGCAACGGGCCGAGCTAGACCGGGCATTGGCACAACAGAAAAATGCCGCAATTGTGGGTGGCTTGTCACAGGGCTACAACCAAGCAGCAACACAGGCACAGCAAGCGTTTGAGCAGCAGCAAGGCCGCCAATTGGCGCAGGCGCAGGGCTATCAAGGTGCCGGTGGCGTATTGGGACAGCAAGCGCTACAGCAAGCGCAATTGGGTCAAGGCGCTGCGGGACTGCAGGGAAATCTGTCAAATCAATTAGCGGGCTTATCTGGGATGTATGGCAATATTGCAGGTCAGCAGGCCAACATCTATGGTCAGCAGTCTCAGTTAGGCCAATCAATGGCCCAAGGCATTGGCAATTTGGCCTCTCAGCAATTTGGTATTGGACGCGACATGGCGCAAGGTTTGGGCGCATTGGGCGCGCAGCAAGGCAATTTGGCAACGCAAGGCGCTGCTTTGGGTCAAGCTGCTCAAGGTATGGGCCAACAAGACGTCAACTTCTTGTACAACCTTGGTTCCTCGCAGCAGAAACAATTGCAATCCGAGTTGGATGCTTCTCGCCAAAACGAATTGACGAAAAACATGCAGCCATATCAGCAGTTGGGTTTCCTGTCCGACATGTACAAAGGTGCGCCATCTTCAAGCATGTCGATGATGCAACAAAGCGCTGCAACGCCCAGCCCTTTCCAACAAGTTGCTGGTTTAGGCATAGCAGGATTAAGCGCCGCTGCCGCAGGCAGCAGAGCCGGAATCATTTAAGGACGCACCATGAAGAATGAAATTTTAGAGCGTGCCATGTTTGCGATGCCCTTGTCAAAGGACGCACGCAACTCAGGAATCATGGCGGGGTTTGAAGAAGAGATGCCCGAGGATACGGAAGAGGAAGGCATGGAAGAAATGCCTCCTATGGCCCGCACGCCTCAGAACCCAGAAATCCTGATGAACACTTTGCGTGGTGACATGCGGTCAATGGACGCACGGTATCAAGAGTTGGCTCAGATGGTGGGTGAAGACGCTGCGATGG